GTAGAGTCTGCCGGACCGCCGGAATAGCTGGAGGAATTTGTGCTTGACCCCGGAGTCGATGGACCCGAACGCCCAGCCGTAACCCATCACAAGGGTCTGGACGCTGTACTCTTCGCCTGGGCTGCCGCGAAACATACTCGACTCCGTTTGGTTGACCTACACAACCCATTATCGGTGTCGTGTCTAAATTAAGTCCGGTCGGTAGTCAGCCCAGCAGTTCGGAGTTTCCTGTATGCGGACGTGAGTCACAACGATGTTGTGACCTTGGAGGACGATGGTAGCGACTCGGTACAGTTCCCGTGCCAGGTTCTCGGCGGTCGGGTTGGTGTCTTCTGGCATGAGGTAGGGAGCACGATCATTGAACACGGCGAACTTGTTAGCCCAGATGCCTCGGTCCTTGAGGGCTTCCCCGAGGCGGACCAAGTTGTCCCGCGGGTGTAGAATGATGTTGTGGTCCCAGTGTTCTTCGATCCACCGTCCGACGTGGGTTTTGAGGACGGAGAAATCAACGACCATGCCCAGGGCGTTGAGGCCCTGTCCGGGGGCAGCATAGTCGGCGGCGGGTCGGACCGTCACCTCAGCGACGTAGGTGTGTCCGTGGATGTGTCGGCATTTGCTGTCGTGGTCCTTCACACGGTGGGCAGCGTCAAACGTGAACCGGCGGGTACAGGTTTGCATGGGCAGGCTCCAGATTGAAATGGGACACATGTTGGGTAGGCGGTTACCCAACATGTGTCCCATCACATGATCGGAAGGTTACTCGCTGGACTCTTCCTCATCCGACACGTAGTACCCACCCTCGGGGTGTCGGACGATGTTGATCCCCTTCTCCTTCTTGATCCGGTTCGGGACCTGGACGTTCACCGTCTTCTCCATCCCCTCCGGGTCCTTCTCCGGGAACCGCTTCGCCAGTTTCGCTACGATCTCCTTCTTGGTGATGGGCTTTTCCGGCGTCGCCTTCTTGACGAATTCGACGATGGAACCGATGATCCCGGGACCGTCCGGACCGCCGGCCTTCTGGGGGGCACCCCGCTTCTTGCCGTTCTGTTGCGCCTTGGAGGGCTTCTTCGCGTTGGTCGCCTGCTTCTTGAGGTTCTCGTTCTCGCGCTCTTCCTCCTCCTCGAGTTCCGCCTCTTCGTCCTTGGTCATCTCGTCATCCTGCTCCTCGTCCTCCGGCTCGGTCTCCTCCTCTTCCTCCGGTTCGACCTCGTCGTCGGTCGGGGCGTGGTTCTTCGGCGCCTTCGCGGGTGTCTTGGTCGGCTGCTTGGGGGCGGCCTTCGGCGGGGTGTCGTCCTCGTCCTCGTCCTCGTCGTCTTCCTCGGGTTCGGGGGCCGGCTTCGCCTGCTTGCCCTTCTTGGGCGGCTCCGCCACGGCGGTCGCGGTCGCCTTCGCTTCCGGCTCCTCCTGTCCTTCGGACGCGATGATCTCAACCGCTTCCTTGGACTTCTGGGCCTTGAGAATCTTGTCGAGGAGCTGCTTGTGCTCGTCGGCCAGTTCGGTATCCTGGTCAACCATCGCACCGAGCTTCTCGAGCTTGCCCGTCAGACGTTCCGAGGACCACTTGTCGGCGGTGGCGAAGCCCATCGCCATGAACAGCCCGACGATCTTCTTGCGCTTGACCTTCATTCCACTTCTCCAACGGTTAGGGGCTGGTCACAGGTCAGTTCCCGTGAGCCATCAAGTACACCCATACTATACGCTGGGTCGGTGAGGTTTGTCTACCCGTGGTTTTCGGATTTTTTACTTTCTCCTCTGATCGTTAGAAGGTTGAGAACAGGCACGGATTACCGATCGCTAGGCAGCCCGCGGCATGGACACACTTCTCCTCATTGAACTCAGACTCACGTAGGACCACCCAATTGAGTCGAGTCAGTCCTTTCGCCTTTTCGTCGGCGGTTTGATTGATACCGACCATGCCGGTTACGTGTGCTAGCTTGCGCTTGTCCTCTGAGAAATTCGACCGATCGACAGTGGTCGTACGGTAGCTAGCAGCGTCGGTCTGGGTCGCTGTCACCACCAGGCAGTGCAGTTCTTGAGACAGTGCCCGCAACGCCTTCCAGGTCGCGTTTACTTGGTCCCGGGTCTCCGCAGTGCCGTTAATGGGTGCGATGATGTCAGCATAGTCTATCACGACCACGTCAGGTACCCACCCGTCCTGTCGCCAAGTCTGGATGATGGATTCGATTCCGTGTACGTTGATACTGCTATTGGGATGGGTGGATAGCTTCAGCAGAGTAGCATCCCCGAGTTTGGACGCTATCTTCTGCATAGCCTTCTTGGCTTTGGAGTAATCGAGATCATCCGGGTAATCTCGATCTACGTGAGTCACTGTCGGGGGATCATCCGGGTCCAGGCGTATCGGGTGCTGGTAGGTTCCTTTTTTGAGTGGGTGTTTGGATCCCCGTACCATGAAGCGACGCATGACTTGGTTCTGACTCATATCCCCCACTTCAAAGAACGCCACTTTCCGACCCTGGCACATGGCACGCCATGCTACGTCCAGTAGCCACCACGTCTTGCCGACCTTCTCTTTGCCCATGAACGCTACGAAAGCGTCCCGCTCAAAAGCGTCGGCAAAGAAGACACCGAGTGCGTCCGGATACTCGACTAGCGTTTCGCCCTTCTGATCGAACGCTGCTTTCATGACCTCCACTTGCTGGAGGACGTTCACCCCGGCACCAGTACCCATCTCCACGTGCCGATACTTGGTCAGCTTTTCGAGTGCCTTCTTGACGTCACCTCCATCCAGTTCGCCCTGGAGTTCTTCCATCAGTGAGGCCATTTTGACCTTGTTAAACAGCTCCCCTGCCAGGTCAATCAGAAAGTCCGGGTTGATGCGTTTGCGACCAGAGGCTGAGTATTCCTCGGACAGTGAGGTGAGGAATCGCTCAATCAGTTCTACGGTCGCCTTGTCGCGGGTGTCAGCCGACGCCCAAGTGTCAAATATGCCTTCGATGGCGCGACCGGGTGCCTTCCGATACTTGAGATAGTATTTGACACACCAGTTTCCGATGACATTACCCCAGCGGGAGCTAAACAGACCACCTTTCTCCCACTTGGGTACGACACGGCCGAGCACCGTCTGATCGACGATCATCCCGATCAGGACCTTACGCTCCACCGTTCCATTCCGTTGCTCTTCGATGCGCATCCCTTACTCCCTGTTCATTGAGCGGATAGCTATTATCACTTAGCCAGTCTGCGAACACCAGAAAGTCACCGAACTTGTTGCCCCATGTCTGCGCTTGTTCGAGCCAGGTTCGGGCTGCTGGGTCTCGCCGCAGCTTACGCGTTTCAAACAGCAGCTCGCCGACCTCCTCGAATTTCGGCATAGCGTCCTTGGTCGGAGCCGAAGCGAACCCGCACCTGATGGTGCGTTCGATTTTGATCTTTAGCTCTTGAGACATCAGGTGTTGTAGACTGTAGCCCAGAGGCCCAGCAGCAGGCACCAGTGCTGACGTCCGCGCCCACATCCCACAGTTCGGGTTGTAGCACCAGACTTCGTTCACGTCGATAGCTAGCTCTTTTTCGCACACAGGACAGACAGAGTAGCTTGACGCAAGGAGTTTCTCGATCAGGTACTTGTCAGCGCTGGTCATNNTTGAGCACCTGCATCAGTTCGTCCCAGAGGGAGACCTTGCCAGCGAAGTGCTGCGCCCAGCCCCTGCCCCGGGCGGTAAACATATCGTGATCAGGACGGAACACACACTGTTTGATGCTCCCGTTCCATTCGGTCCAACCCCGGTATTTGTGGTTGATCTCAATCAACCACTCCTCAACGAATACGTGGGCGTGGGCTCTGGTCTTCTGGATCACATACTCCAGGAACGGAATGAGTCGCTTGTTATACGAGGTATAACCGCGCGCCTTCTCTAACGACTTTCTGAACGTGCGGAACGCGTCCATGCCCTGCTGGACTATGACACTGAGTTGCTTTTCGATACTTGCTGGCCAGCCCTTACCTTGCAACCTCTTGGCGACGGTATGAGCTTCTGGTGTTATGTTGATGTCCTGTGTAGCAGGCTCACGCCGCGAAGCGCGTAGCATTGCTGCTTCTATGGTGATGAACTTCTTTCTAAACCCCTGACCAGAGTAAGCCTCCGGTATGTAGCTACCACCAATGTGATCACAGTACCACAGGAGTACCGTCTCTAGTCGCTGGTCATCAATCCCATCTACGGAGTTTAGCATGGACAAATGCTTAGCCCATGCTTTTACCGAGTATGGGCGCATGATGCGACACTTGGACTTTACTGCCATAAGGAGTACCTTTGCGTAGAGTCGGTACTGCTGACTCACTGTACCACCTGTGTACTCTGAGAAGAAGCCATTCACGACACACCTCGGCTGCTCACTGTCGCGAGAATTCGCGACTTATCCTTTTAGTCCCTCTTGTCTTAATACCCCTTACTAATGTCTCACGGAGGAACGGGACACGGGGCTACCGGAATTCCGGTACACTAAAGCCTACCGGAATTCCGGTACACTACCGATGCTTTATCTGGTGTTTTGTCGCCTCACGGATCGAATGATATAACACCTCGAAGTTGATATAGAAATACCTCTTCGCAGGCAGACCGGACATTTTTGTGGTGATGTAACCTTTGTCTTTGAGGTTCTTCACCATCTGGGTTTGCTGCGTACGTCCCATGTACAGATCTTGCATGATTCGTTCCATCTTACAGTAAAACCAGCCTCCGTTTCGTTCCTCAGCCATGCATACCCGGTATGCATTGATAAGGTAAGAGAGTAGGATCGCTTCTTGATAAGACATCACCGCCAGGAACCGCTTTGGAAAGCGGAACCATTCGCTGTCAGCATACATTGCTGACAGCAGCTCACGCATGTCGTCCATTTAGATCCTCGTCGGTAATGAGGTCGTTGGCGGATTTAATCAACTCCCAGATGTTACGGTAAAGCACGCGCACCATGCGTTGAGGTGGAATTCCCCTCACCTTTTTCAGAATCATCCCCTTTTTAATGAGGCCGTCGAGAGCCCTAGTCTGCTGGACGGGACTCATATTCAGGTCCTCTTTGCCGTCCTCTACGGAAAAGTAGATCCACCATGTGGATTCATCATACTCCTCCATCAGGTAGTAGAACTCACCTGAGTTGTTTTGGATTAGATGTAATAGGAGTACGATCTCGTTAGGTTTGAGTAACTTGGTCAGTGAGTAGAAAATAACACGGGACCATTCGTAATCCCTTTTGGAGTGGTCCTTGAACACATCCCACATCCCACGGATGAACTTGAGGTCATCGAAGATCATGTTTTGACTCATAATTTGGTCGTTTTTGGTAAGATAGCGGATGACAAAGCCTAAGTCAAGTCTGATGGTTTGATTTTCCCTGGAAGGCTTGACTTAGTCGGCTTTTGGTGATATTATTTGAGGACACTTCGGGTGCTGCTGGTACGGCACCCCAACTCATGTCTCAGTTTCCTGCCAAGGTTCGACCCTGGGGATGCCGCTAACATCCCCAGGGTCTACTTTACCAAGGCAGGCTTGCATCGTCTAAGAATCTTCCCCTCAACTGTTTGATTTCGCTGTCACTCGCACTCCCGGCATCCTTCGCTTTCAACACCACGTTAAACGTCTGACCGTCGAACACTTCCAGTTGTCGGCACAAGTCCCGTGCCCGCTTTTGGGCGTCCGGTTCGCTGTCGAAGCAGACCGCCCGGATGGGGTATTTGGACATCCTGGCTACCTGGGCACGGGTGAACGCCGTTCCCATCGTAGCAACAGCACCCGGTCCGGTCCGCCAGACGTCCAGCGGTCCCTCGTGAATGATAATTGAGTGACGTGCGTACTCCTCACCGTACAGAAGCTCACGGTGTGGTAAGCTCTCTTCACTAGGCGACGCTGAATGGTAACGCTTCGGTACGTTGTCAGATACTGCCCGGGTTGTCCAGGACACCGTTTCATCCCGCAGCCGAATGGGGATGAAAACACGCCAAGACAGTCGAGAACTTAATCCTATACCCTGGACGCCCCAGACCCTTACCACGTAAGGGATGTCGAACCTCCGACCCTGGAGGTAACGTTTATGGGGGCTTTGAAGGGGTCCAACCCCGGGGGGAAGGACCAGTTTGGACCGCTGGGGGGTTGTTCGCAGCTTCTCAAAGTCAATCCCTCCCAGGAGCTTAAAGGCCTGGGTCGGGTTGACGCCGATCAGTTCGACAAGGGTCTCAACCAGCCGGTGCGGTCCACAGGTCCAACAGTTAACATAGCGTCCCTGGACGTTGTAGCCCAGGCGCCAGCGTCCAGACTTCGGGGAGCAGAATGGACAGTCTAGCTGCAACCAGCCGGTACGGGTGTGGTGGTGCCCTGTCGGGGCGACGGGAATTCTGTGTTCACGAAGCAGATCCTCGAATTTCATGGTCAACCCGTTCGCGCACGTCGTTGTTGATTGTGTAGAGTCGCATGAGGACGATCATCACGTCCCTCATCGACTTCTGCTCAAGTACGCATGTACTCCGGAACTTCCTGCGCACAGACTCAGGAACGCCGCGCAGGAACATGCATACATCATCACTTGCTTCGGCGGTCGCCGGCGACATGGTCGCTTCCCTCCAAGATGAGTTTCTCGAGTTGCTCGTACACATCTAGATCGTTCATGTCCCGGCCGTCAAGCGTAGCGTCTAACACCTCCTGCTTGTCCTGGAGGATTCGACACAGGTCCTCCTCTATCGTTCCTTTGCCTACCAGATAGTAGCAGTTCACACCCCGCGTTTGACCGATACGGTGTGCCCGGTCCTCCCCCTGCTTGTGGGCGCCTGGTGTCCAGTCCAGCTCTACGAACAATACAGCGCTTGCGGCTGTCCCGTTCCATCCGGAGTTTGATGCTCGGATGTTTCCGATGAACAGTCGGGTTCTCGGATCACGGTTAAACTTATCAACACAGCGCTGACGTTCCCGTGCGTTGGTACTTCCGTCTACCTTGACACAGATCTTTGCGAACGCCTTGACCAGTTCAGCGATAACGGCCTTGTGTACGCCGAACACAATCAGTTTTTCGTCGGTTTCATCAAGGAATCTGTGAATCCATTCGATGCATGACTTGACCTTCAGATAGCCAGCTAGCCGTTTGAGGTAGCCGATTTTGACCAGACGTTCCGCCCGTTGGGCTGCACCGACCCGTCCTTTTGATCTCTTCCTCAACCAGCCGATGAAGTCCTTGAGGGCAAAATCGTACTCCTTTCTGTCGCTGATGGCGACAGGGACGACGTGCCTAAGTTTGGCAGGGAGTTGGTCTAGCACGTCCGCCTTGCGTCGGCGGATCATAACGTAGCGGCTGAGGTTCTGGTGCAAGTCCTCGAGGTTGGAAGCGCCTTTGTACTCCCATCCCCAGGGACGGTAGCGCGGTTGGCAATACTTCTGAGCGAACGGGAAGAAGCTGCCGTATACGTCCGGTCGGATGATGTTCAGTACAGGATACAATTCGGCAGGTCGGTTGGTCAGGGGTGTGCCGGACAGGGCGATAACATGGGGAACGCCCCGACACAGCGACCGGACACTCTTACTCTGAAGTGTGCTACGGTTGCTGATAGCCTGACACTCGTCAATGACGATCAGTTGCGGTTTCAGGGCGCGCAGCCAGTCTAGCCAGTGTCCTAGGATGGTGTAGTTGATGACGTAGAGCTGCGCCGGCGTCCTGGGCGTTCGCCTGGGTACGCGACGGGTTTCTAGTACCTCCGCGCGGATGCCGACATGGAACGCAGCCTCACGTTCCCAATTGTACTTGACGGATGCGGGACATACGACGATCGTCGGGCCTTTCGACAGGTGTCGTTTGATCCACGTAAGGGTCTGGACCGTCTTGCCCAGACCCATCTCATCCGCCAGGAGCGCACGGCCGAGGAAGTGTTGGATCTTCCTGACACCGGTCTCTTGGTACTTGTAGAGTAGAGCCGTCATCCGATCCCCTGCATCTGGTTCTCGAGTTGTCGGAGCTTCAGTACGACCATCGCCATCGTTTGTGCAGTGTAGTCATCAACTGTCACAGGGTTGACGAACCACTCGACCTTGCCGTCAACCGTCGGGTTCCGGAGGATGACCTTCAGTTCGGGACCGGAGTACATTCTGCTCCAGTAGTTTAGCAGCTTCGTCACTTCGACGATGGCTTTCTCCTCATCCTCCTTCTTGTGTCCTGGTAACATCATGCAGAACACCCGGATGGCATGTGGGAACTTATCCTGATACTCGTGTAGGTCGAACGGCACGAAGAAGGCGTTATTCAGCTTCGGGTCAGCAGAGATGTTCGTGAGGTAGTTCATCCCGGGCAAGCCCAGGCGAAGCTCGTTCATGGTAGCGATACGAGCGTGCCCTGATTTGTCGTGTCCCGTCACACCGTACAGCCCGGAGTTCCCGCCCGACCAGTTCACGTGGACGCACGCACCGACGGGAAGCCGATCGCACTCAGCCTGTGTAAGTTGCTGATGCCTCATCTTGTAACACCTTGAGGATCTGGACAACGTACCCGCCGTAGAGCTTCGCAATGCACTCTGCGATGTACCGACTCCGATACGACGACGCCAGTTCAGCGTTCTGATACCAGTCCGAGTTATCGGAGTTCCAGTATACCACTTTGCCCCGGAAGCTCCTGGCGATGAAGAACAGCATTGTTACGCACCTTCGACTCTTGGGAGTTCGATGCCATTCTGATCCTGATACTTGCCCTTCTTATCAGCGTAGCTCGTTCGGCACGTGTGCTGGTTGTTCTCATAGGCACGACTCGCCATCTTACGAGCCTCTAACGCGGCGTGATGGGTAGCCATCCCAGCAGCTACCACCCGCATGAACTCCGCAGTCGTGAACTCGTGTACGTCCCGCCGGCCGTCCGAGCGCAGGAAGTACACCTGCATAATCCCCTCACCACAGTACACTTTCATGGGCAGCGGCGTGGTGTTGGACAGCTCGACCGTCACACGTCCTTTCCACTCGGGTTCCAGGGGCGTACAGTTCACCACCAGACCACAGCGGGCGTAGGTACTCTTGCCCAGGACAATCGCCAGACAGTCGCGGGGGATCTCGAACCACTCCATCGTCTCAGCGAGCACGAAACTGTGCGGGGGAATGAGGATGTAGGCTGGCACGTCGCTTTTAGGACAGACGGACGACTGATCGGCTGCCGACAGGTTTGGTCCGCCGTTGGCACCACACATCAGGCATTTCCACACCCCAACCCGTTCATCATCGAATCCGGCTCGTGAAAACTCCCAGTTGTGCCGACCTGGATGCAGGTCCACTTCGACCAGCGCTTTCGGGTCGAAGGACTTGGGATCGATCACCTGGGCGTTGATGGGACTGAACACGCGGAACCTGTAGCCGACCCTGGCATCGTAGCCGTAGGACGTGAGTCCGTAGCTGATCTTGCCGGGACGGCTCTCACATCTCTCCATCGGTACGATCTTGACGCCCGTTTCGATCATCCAGTCTGGTAACACTCCCACAGTTATTTCTCCTTCTTACTTTTGCGCCTGGGAAGCCGCAGCCCGCCCAGGGCATACCCCAGACCGAAAAGGAACACACCCAGCAGTCCCGACGTGAGACCGCTGTGGATGGTCAACCCAGCAAGCAGCATACCAGTCGCCAGGGCGAATAGCGCTGTCGCC